GGCCTGCCGCACCAGCTCCGCCAGCTCGGCCCGCTCCGCCGCCGCGGCCCGCTCGGCGAGCTCCCGCGCCGTGTCCATCTCCGCCAGCCGGATGGACACCTCGAGGTGGTGTTGGTCGATTCTGGCGAGCACGGCCAGCGCGTCGCTGCCGGTGACCGCGGCCAGGACCGCCTCCAGCAGCTCCCGGTCGCGGAGCTGCCCCGGTGCGGAGCCGTCGTGGACCTGCCGCAGCAGCGTGCCGTAGCTCGCGCCGGCGGTCGGGTTCTCCCGCTGCCACACGTCGGCGGCCAGCCTTGCCCGGCCGGCCGGGGACGAGCCCATGGCCGCGTAGCCGAGCAGCCCGGCGGCGACCCGCGACCAGTTGTCCGGCATCGTCTCATCGGCCAACGCCGTGATCTGCGGCCCGCTGCCGTCGCGGTTCAGGCTCTCAGTCCACATGTCGTCTCCCTCGATCAGCTCGGCGACCCGGCCGCGGAAGGCGTCCATGCCGAATGTCGGGTCGCTCTTGTCTCCGGGCTGGTGCTCCTTGTGCCCGACCAGCCGGCCAGCCGACCAGCTCAGTCGGCGGCAGATCGCAGCCCAGCCGGCGGCGTACGCGTCGTACTGCACAGCCGGCCATGGCTCGGTCCGGTTATCGTTGCACGCTTCCACCCCGAGCAGGTTCGTGTTGCCGAGCCCGGCGGCCGGGCCGGCCCAGCCGGTCAGGGCGGTGTTGCACCGGCCCGACGCGAGCACATGCCACCGGCCCGTCCGGTCGACGCAGCAGTTGGCGATTGGCCCGGCGAGGGTGGAGTGGCCGTCGCGGACGATCCGCACCTGGTCCTCATCAGCCTGTGTGCGCGGCGCGGCGGTGGCGTGGACAATCCCGTACTGGGGCGCCCACGGCTCCCACCCGCGGGTCTGCCACCCGATGTGAGGCACCACCTGGAGACCGGCGTCGGTCAGCGCGTCGACCAGCCACAGAGCACGCATCAGCGCTCCCCCATCATCCGTAGGCGTACTGGCACCAGAGCAGTGCCGGCGTCAACGCGGCCGCATCGAGCCGGCAGGAACCGGTCCCGCCGTTGCGCTCCGCCGTGACGACGAACGTCTGGTTGCCGGTGCTGCTGGCGGTCCAGAACGCCATCAGCGGCAGCGGGCCGTACCCGAACGACGAGTTGCCGCTGCCGATCTGCTGACCGAGCTGCATCGTGGTCCCGGACACGTCGGTCGGCTTTAGCCGGCACACGATCTGGTCGGTGGACACCGACGAGCCCCACCGGGCCATGCACCACACCTGGTAGGTGCGGCCGGCCACCAGCGGCCGGTCCGCCAGCGTCATCACGACCACCTCGGACGTGAACGACGAGCTGTCCGAGGTGACAACCGTCGGAGTGCCGATCATCTCCCCCGGTATACGTCCGTCCACATAGAGCGTGCCGGCCATGCCGCTACCCCCAGGGTCCGATCACGGTCTGGTGCCACATCTCCACCGCCGCGGCGGTGGCGTGAGCCTTGACGATGCCGTTCACCGAGCGGACCACGGTCAGGGTCTGGGTGCGGTTCGGGAAGGTTCCGCTGGCCGAGCCGGCGGCGGTCACGGTAATCCGCTCGCCACCCACCTGGATGTCGTAGTTGACGCCCTCGTGGACCCAGTCCGCCCCGCCGCCGCAGTGGATGTCGACACCGGTCTCGCTGGTGTCGAGCGCTTCGTTCAGCGTGGTCGAGTCCGACCCGGTGATGCCGTACGTCTGGTCGCCGATCTTGGCGACCAGGAACGGCCGCGCGGCGGTGGTGTGCAAATCCACCAGCCACTCATCAACGGTGATCGTCTCGGTGATGCCGAGGATGATCTGCTCGATCTGCTCCGCGGGCATGCCGGCCGGCGGGTTGGCGATGACGATCAGCGCGCCCTCGGCTAGCGCCTGGACCGCGGCGACCAGCGCCGCCCCGTCCGCGCGCAGGCTCAGCGACCGCATGTTGATCCGGATGGTCGGGTACCGGTCCTCATCCCAGGTGCCGTGCCATGCCCACCAGCCGGAAACGGAGGCCAGCTGCACGTCGGAGGCCACCTCGAAAAGCTCCTGCTTCGCCACCCGCCCGGCACTGTCGACCCCGCGCGGGCCGGTAGTGATGACCGTCCGGTGCTCCCCGCCGTCCGGCCGCGCGGCGGTCACGTCATTGGCCAGGCCGAAATCATCCGGGGTCGGGTCGAACGGCGGCGAGATGTGAGCCTCGGCCCAGTCCAGCGTCAGGTCCGCCGTCCGTGGCAGGTAGAGGGACGTGAGTGCGTTGAAGTGCAGCCCGAGCGCGGTCCGCTGCTCGACCAGGATCGGCGCGCGCGACCCGGCCGCCTCCACCTTGGCGCACTCGCCCAGCACGCCCAGGAACTCACCCGGACGCTGCGGACCCATCATCGCGGTAAGGTCCAGGTCCCCGGTGCTGGCGAAGCTGACACCCTCCTCATCGCACAGCCGCTCAACCCGCCGGCCCGCGGGCTCACCCACATGACCCATGTAGGCGGCGTGAGCCTCCGCCAGGGTAGGCGCGTCCGTGGTCGCCCAAAGGACGAACTGGCCGAAGTCGACCGGGACCAGCCCTTCCCCCGTCACCTCGCCGGCCGCCCACACAATCTCGACCAGGCCGACCTCCGGGATCGTAGCCCGGCCGATGTTGCCGGTTACGCTGACAACCTGAACCCCATCGACAGCAATGGTCAGGGTGGCGTCGTTGCCCGCCGCCTCAACACCGGCCATGCGGACGTGATGCATCAGCCCGTCCTGGATGCTACCCAGCGGCGCGGTGTTGGTGGTCCCGCCGACGCTGCCCATGATCTCAGCGGTGGCCGTGTCGATGCCCAGGTCGAAGAAGATTCCGTCCCCAACCTCTACCGACGCGAAGAACTGCTGGGGCGTGTCACCCGCCCACGTAGCCGGGTCCGCGATCCGATACGCCAGGTCAAGCACCCACCCGCCCGCGACGCTGATGGCAACCGACCCGCGCATGAACGCCGTCGACGGCCCGTTGGTCTGTGCCGCTGGCGGCAGCCACGGCGCCAGCGTCCCCGCTCCGTATGATGGCGCGGCCGTGTTGGACTGGGACCGCATGGTCCTACCGCCGTAGAGACCTCGGGCGGATCTGGACTGCGGCGCATCGTCCAGCGGCCAGTACGCCGCCGCGCCGTGGAGCCGGGCGAGCCGGGCAATCGAGTCGGCAAGCGGCGAGCTCGCCACCCCCAGCCGGCGCAGCACCCCAGCGGCCTGCAAAGGCACCCACCGGTCGCGCTCCGACACGTCCCACCGTGGCGGCCAGGACACCACCTCCTGGACCGTGCGCGCCGTCGGCGTGTCCCCGACCAGCCCGGCTGACAGCCGGATCGGCGTGTTCGGGCCGATCAGCCCGAACAGGTCGGACAGCGGGTTCCGGGTGGCGTAGCGGTTGGCCACCGCCGGGTTGACCTTGCTCACCCCGTTCCGCAGGCTCAGTCCGAGCGAGCCGGCGTCGGCCGAACCGCCCTCGTTGGCGATGCCGCGGGTGATCGTGACCGGGTTCCGGTCCAGCGCGTCCAGGCTGATGTCGTTCCACTGGCCGGAGTAGAACAGCTCAACTGTTCGGACCACCCGCTCACCGGACACGGCTCACCGCCCCCGTTTCGTCACGTCTGTGCCTGTCTGCCGCTTCTGACGGATACCGGCGAACCACCGCATCGGTATGGCGCGGTGCGCAACGCACCCCGACTCTGACCGGTATGACGACCCCGCCCACGCAACCCCGGGCCGACCGGGACACCCGACAGGTACTCGCGGCGCTAGCCATCTGCGCCGCGCTCGCCACCATCGCGATGGTGCTGCTGCTCACCGGTGCCGCCGACGCGATCCTCGGCTGGCTGGACGCCGCTACCGCTGAGGCGCAGCGGCTGTCTACCGAGTCAGGCGCGAGCCGCTGACCGCAGATCGGACCGGAACCCGGCGTTACCACGAAGGCCACGCCGTACGACCTCGATAATGAAGTCGTCGGCGCGGTTGCCCGACGAGCTGAACGACTGGTTCAGCGTCACGCTCGGCGAGCCGCTGTTGATGGCGCGCAGCAGCGGCTCGTGACGGGCGGTCGCCTCCCGGTTGACCACGAACTCGCCCGTGGTCAGCATCGCCGGAACCCGGTCGACGCCCGTGAACGGACCGGCAACCTTCCCGCCGTGCTGCATGAAGATCCGGGTAGAGCCGCCCGCGTACCCCGGCGGCGGGGAGCCGCTGGTGGAGAACTGGGTCACGATGTTGATCGTCTTCCGCGACCGGATGTTGTCCAACTCGCGGTTAATCCCCTGCCGGAACTCGCGCATCCGGTCCCGCGCCCGGCGGAACTGGTCCCCGATCCCCGGCACCCAGCCGAAAGCGGCCTCGCCGGCGGCCAGGAACGTGTCAGCCCACTTGATCACGGCGTTCGCGGTGAAGCGCAGGACGGTCACGGCCATGTCCTTGAAGAAGACCAGTTCCTTCGTGTACACGCCCCAGTTGAAGACCTGCCCGGCCAGCGCGATCCCAACCACCCGGGTCAGCTCTTTCAGCGCCCCCTCGTTCTGGGTCATCGTGCCCTGGAAGGTCTCCGCGAACTCCTCCAGCTCCGGCACCACCCGCCCACCAAGCTCGCTCTCGGCCGCGTCACCCAACGCCTTGAACGTCTCGCCGGCCGCGTCGCTGTTCTCGCCGATCTGCTCCAGCCAGTCCAGCACGCCCTCGATGGCCGGGGCCAGCCGCTCACCCAACCCGACCTTCAAGTCGTCGATGCGGATCATGAGCCTGTCCCAGGTCCGGCCCATGCCCTCGTCCATCTTCGAGAACGCGGCGTCGGTGGCGCCGGTCGTGTCGGTCATCTCGCCAAGCGCGCCGTTGAACAGGGCGGCGCCGCTCTTGGATGTGAGCGCCAGCGCAGCGTTACCAGCCTCCACCGACCCGAACAGGTTGGACAGGCTGGTGTTGCTGTCCGCGGCGTGCTCGGTCAGCAGCGCCAGCGCACCCTGTACCGTCCCGCCGCCCTGGATGAAGTCGGCGAAGCTCTTGCCGGCCAGGTCGTCAAAGAGGCTGGCGGTCTTGCCGCCTTCCTTGTTCAGCTCGATGAACATCTGCCGGAGTTGCGTGGTCGCCACGCTGGTGGGCACACCCTGCGCGGTGATGGCCGCGAGCGCCGCACCCACCGTCCCGAACTGGATCCCCAGCGACGCGGCGGTTGGGATCACCTGGAACAGGTTGGCGGACAGCTCCGCGGCGGTCGTCTTTCCGAGTCGGACCGTCGTGAAGAAGATGTCACTGGCCTCTTGCGCGGACAGCACCTCACGGCCGTAGGCGTTCGTCACGCTGGTCAGCCCATCCACGGCGGTCTCCAGGGAAGTGACACCGCCGATCGAGAACTTCGCCGCCGTGGTCAGGAAGTCGAAGACGTTCTCCTGGGGCACGCCGGCGCTGATCGCTTGGTACAGCGCGGGTACGGCTTCCTGGTGGGCGATGCCCATCTCGGTCACGAACCCGCGCACGTCGCCCTGCAGATCCTTGAACGCCGACGCACTGAGGTCCGGCAGCAGCGTCCACACCTCACGCATGCTCCGGTCGAAATCCGAGAACTGCCGCACAGAGTCCGCCACGAACGCGCCCACTGCGCGGGCGGCGTTGCCGAGCTGGTTGACCGCGAACCGGCCGACCGCCGCGCCCATCCCGGCGAAGATGCCCGCGGTGGCGAAGCCCAGCTTCGAGAACCCGGAGCCGATCCGCTTGGTCGTGTCGGACGCCCGGTCCCGGGCGATGATGTCGAAGACGAGCGGCTGACTCATCCGCCACCCCCCCCGCCACTGTGCTCATTCCACTTGAGAATCCACTCCGCCCGCCGGCGGAACTCCTCAAACGTCAACCGGCGAACATCCCACGGCGACAGCCGCATCAGCAACTGCATGTGAAGGTCGTAGGAGCTGATCAGCTCCCGTATCCACGGGTCGCGGCGGGCCTCCCTCAGGAGGCTGCGGAGCGACTCCGGGACGCCGGCTTCGTCGTCTTCTTCGTCGCCCGACGTGCCGCCCGGTTCGGCGCCGGGCTCGGTGCGTTTCCCTCCGCGTCGCCGACGTACTCGAAGTCGCGGCTGGACAGTGCGCCGATCACATCCGGCTGGAAGTCGACGAACGGCAGCGGCCCGGCCGGCCCGGAGTGCAGCCACGCCAACCACATGAACGCACGCACCGCCCGCAACTCGTTACGGGCCAGCTTCTCCAGCCAGTCGCCGAGAACCCGCATCCCGGTCTCATCCTCAAACCGCTCCAGCAGCCCCATCGGCACCCGGCCCAGCCCGGCCGGTGAGACGTCCAGCTCGTAGGTGCCGTCGCCGTACCGCGGCCGGTCCGCCTCGACGAACCGGAACCGGAACCGCATCAGACCTCCCGGCGGATCTGGTCATGCACCCGGCCGATAGCGTCGATCATCTCGTCACGCACCTCCGGAGCACCCGCCCGCATCGGCTCCGTGAAGAACCCGGGCCGGATACTCTGCGTCCTCCACACGCGACGGTTACCGAACACGGGGTGCGCCAGCTTCCCCTCCTCCAGCGCCTTGACCTTCCGCTTCACCCCGCCCTTGGTGCGGCTGATGATGCGGATGGACGGGTCACGCCCGCCGGTCTTCACCTGCGTCCGCGGACTGTGCGAGGCTTGCAGCGTCTTCGCGTAGCCGCCGCGGTTCGGCATGTAGTCCGGGATCGACTCCTGGACCGACTCCCGCAGCGGCTTCGACGCGGTGTTCAGCCCACGGAACAACTCACGCCGGTAGTGCTTCTCCGCACCACGCAACGCCTTCCCCGCGCGCTCCAACACCTCGACGCCGCGTACCTCGACCGTCATCAGCCCACCTTGACGATGGCGCTGCTCGCGTTCCAGCTCGAGCTGATCTGCACCGCACCGGTGACCGAGCCGTTCACGCTGAAGTCCGGCAGGATCTCACCGTGCCAGTACTTCGAGTTGCTGCTGGTCGATGGGTACAGGTAGAACTTGCGCGGCAGCCCGTCCAGCGCCGCCGTGTAGGTCTGCACCGTGGCGTCGTCGTAGAAGCCGCCGAAGGTTCCGCTGGCGTCCGGAAGTCCGGCGACGTACACCTTGTTCTCATCGCCGAACGCGGTCACCTCCGCCTTCTCCGCAGCAAAGTTGATCGACCACGCGTTCAGGAACGCGACCGGCTGCGCGGTGCCGCCGGAGGCCAGTGCGAGGTACACCCTGCCGCGCCTACCGTGAATTCGGGACAATTCGACCACTCCAACCGTGATATCGCCAGCGTTCGGTCACTCAAGTAGGCCGAGTAGTCGCCTGGCATGGTTGACAAAAGTACGGTCGGCGACCGCACGCCTGGCCTCGTTGGCGATCCGCCGCCGCTCACGCTCGTGAGACAGCAGCCACGCCACCACCTCACCCGCCTCGCCGGGTGAGGCGAACCTGGGCAGCATCGGCAGCAGCGCGTCGCCCTCGCCGCGTGACTCCCGCACGAACGGCAGACCGGTCGCGGCCATCTCCACCTCGCGGGGACTCATCGCCCAGCCGGCGGCGTGGTCGCCGTCGTCGGTCTCCCGCCGGTACAAGTTCAGGCCCATGCGCGCCGACCGGTAGATCCGCACCGCGTCCACGTTGTCCAAGCACTCGCCGATGTTGTGCGCCACGTGCTTACGCAGCGGCGACCCTTCGGCGAGCCGCTGCCAGTGGCCGGCCAGCAGCAGGTCCACCCCGGTCAGGTCCATCGCCTCGAAGAATGCGATCCGGGACTCGAAGCCGGTGCCGACAAAGGCCAGGTCGGCGGCAAGGTCGGGTTCGGCCGGGCCGGGGCAGTGGACCCGCGGCCGGTGGGCATGCGGCAGGTAGACGCTCGGCGCCACCGCCCGGTACCGGTCGATGCTGACCGGGTCGTTGAGCAAGTTTAGGTCCGCGTGCGGGGCGATCGCCAGCTGGCGGGTGTCCTCATACGGCGCTTCGGTGTGCAGCAGCACCACCCGGGTGCCGGACCGGCGGGCCAGGTCGAGCAGCTCGGCCGGCACCAGGAACGCGGAGACCACCAGCAGCACGTCCGGCCTGGTCTTGTAGAGCGTGGCGTACAGGCCGTTGACGGCAAGCTCGATGGCCTGCTCTTGGGGCAGCGCCTTGCGGAAGGTGCCTTCCGAGACGTTGAAGAACGCGCTGCTGTAAAACGTCAAGCGGTCCTCAAGGTTGAACGGCACCACCTGGTGACCGAGCTCGGCCAGCGCCTCCGACCAGCCCACGTAGACGTCATGCACCGAGAACGCCGGGCCGGGGTGGCAGACCACGAACCGCATCAGCCCACCTGGACCACAAGATCAGCGGCCAGCCACTTGATGCCCGCCCACTCGACGATGCGGTCGCGCTCGGCCGAGACCACCTCGGCGTAGTCGACCGCCCCGCCCAGTGTCGGGTCGCCGTCAACCGCGGCCTTGACCGAGTTGGTGCCGGTGGGACCCAGGTAGGTGTCCAGCGCCGTTTGCGCGATCCGTTCGCCGGTGTACTGGATGAACAGGGTGATCGCGCATGTCAGGTCGTCACTCTGGCCGTCCATCGTGGTCCCGAACGTGGTGGACCGGCGTGAGACCACCGCCGCCGGGCCGGTTAGCACGTCCGGCATGGTGGCGTGCGCCCGCAGCCCGGGGATGGTGTCCAGCCGGGCCTTCAGCCCGTCGCGGATCTGGGCGATGGTGGCCATCACGCCATCAACACCGGGGTCAGCCGGTACGGCTTGATCAGGTCCAGCGCGAACGGGTTGCGCCGGAGCACGAACTGGGCCATCTCCTCATACCCACCCTGCGCCTCGAAGGTGGACTTGGACCGGAACAGTTCGGCGGCGGTGATCGCCGCGGACTGGCGGACGCTGTAGGGAACCGCCGGCCAGCCCCACACGCCGGTGCCCTGGGCGCGGTCGGCGCGGGCTGTGGCGCTCAGGGGAAGTGGGAACGTCCTGCCGCCCACGGCGCGGATCTGCGTGTACGGCCGGGTCTCCGGCGCGGCGGACGGATTGGCCGGCCACAGCTGGTAGTCGCCGGTGGCCCAGACCGTCTCGAACACCCCGTCGCCGGTGCTGTCTGTGGCCAGCGCGGACAGGGACACCAGGTCGCCGAACGGGCCAAGCTTGAGTCGGTACGGGCTGGTCGGGACCAGTGTCCGCACGGTTACCGGCGCGGTGCGCCAGAACAGCCGCTGCGTGTAGTGCTCCACCATCCGGGAGGCGGCGAAGCACGCCGTGTGCAGCTCGAAGTCGTCGGCGGTGTCGGTGGTGGGGATGCCCAGCCGCGACCTCACCGCCTCAACGCTCGCGTACAGCCGGCCGAGCGCGGTTTCCTGGACGTCCCAGGTGCCGACGGTGGTGTCGACCACCGTGCCGGTGCCGGTCCAGCGGTACGTCCACGTGCCGGCGATGCTGCACGCGATGTCCTTGCGGTACACGCCGGTGCTGAGCTTGGTGATCTCCGACAGCGCGAAGGTGTAGGTGGTCACCGCGCCCTGGGGGTCGGTGACGGCCAGGGTGATCGTGGTCGGGTCGGTCGGGGTGCCGTCCACGCTGAACGTGTTGGTCAGCCTCGCCAGCTCGCTCGACGACTCGAAGAAGACCAGGGCGCCCATCTACCCTCCTACCGAGACGGTGGCGGAAGACTGCCTGCTGGCTGTGACGGCGGCGACCGAGGTACGGCCGGCCGATACCGCCGGCGCCAGCACGCCCACCCCGACCGAGACGACTACCGTGCCAGCGGTCGCGGTGACGACTACCGCGGCCATCGTGACGATCAGCCCATGGCCGACCATCGCCGCGCCAGGCGTGGCGTCCACTGCCGCACCGGTCAGCGGGACGTCCAGCGCGAGCGCCACCGAGCCGGCGGTGGTGCTGACCGCGACCGGGTCCGGCGTGATGCCGACGGCCAGGCTCAGATCGCCGGCCGTCGCGGTGAGCGTGACCGCGGCGGGAACCGCCGCGGCCACCCCGGTCGACACGACCATCTCGGCTGGGGTGATGCTGACCGCGGCACCGGCCAGCGAGACGGTCAGGCCCCGCGTGACGGCCAGCGACCCCGGCGTGGCCGTCACCTGGTGGCCGGTCAGCGGCAGGTCGAGCGCCAGGCTGAGCGTGCCCGGGGCCGCGGTGACCGTGACTGCGCCGGGCGTGACCGGTTGGGCGCCACTCTCGGCGGCCAGCTCCACCGTGCCCGGTGCCGCGGTCACGGTCACCGCGGCCGGTGTGACGGGGGCGGTAGTCGTCAGGGTCAGCGTGCTGGGCGTGGCCGTCGCAGTCACCGGTGCCGGCGTTACCGCGCCGGCGACCTCAGCGATGATCCGGTTGGCGATCCCACCACCGGCTGACGAGCCGGTCCAGCTGGCGCCGGCGGTGACGTCCGTATCATCCCAGCCGACCAGCATCTGCCGGATGTTGTCGTTGGTTCCGACCTGGTCGACCAGCTCGACGTAGCCGGTGATCGTACCGGCGCCGCCGTCGGACTCGATCCCGAAAACCGCCGATACGGCATCGCCCGCGGACAGCGCGCCGACCGAGCCCAGCGTCAGCGAGGTGTCCAGGACCGTCTCACCGGTGGCCGGGGTGCCGACCGCGTCGGCGCCGTTGCCGCCCGGGACCTGGCCGGACCACTCCTTGACCGCCCATGCCATCTCGGCGAAGTCGGGTCCGCTGTAGTTCAGGCCGATGGTGCCGCTGGTGCCGTCGGACTGGCAGCGGAACCGCCACACCGCCCGCCGCTGGCCGTACGCCTGGAAGCTGACCAGCGCCCACGTGGCGGACAGCCCGGACGGGGTCATGTCCCCGGATGCGATCGTGTCCGGCGAGCCGGCCGCCGCGATCACGTCGAGCTCGATCAGCCGTCCCGACGTCGGGGAAATGCTGGCGGTGGTGGCGGGGTTGCCGGTGGCGGTGCCGTTCGTCAGCAGCGCCACCGCCACGCCGCTACCGCCGCCGGTGGTGATGGTCAGCGACCCTGCCCCGGCCGTCACCGTGACCACGTCCGGGACGACCGCTGCGGCGCCGGTTGTGACCGTCGCGGTCCCGGGGGTGGTGGTGACCGTAGCGGCGGCCGGCG